CGCTCATTCTCCAGTTGCTGTTCTGCATGTTCTGCCTCCTTCGCGCCGTAGCGCCAGTCTTGTACCTTCCAAGCCGTGCCGAAGCTGCCCAGTGCGATCACTCCGGCCACGATCAATTGTGGTGTCATTTGGGCACCTCGCCCTTTGTGTCCTTGTAGACCTGCGGCTTATTACCTTCGTTCAGTTCAAGCATCTGGTAATAATCCTGTGCTCTCTTTTCGTCAGCACGTTTTTGAGCGTACTGCTGTGGTGTCATATTACCCGGCATTATAGATTCTGTGTTTGAATTTCACCCATTTGTGCAGGTGCTGTACCTACGCGACCAATCTGAGCATTCTGAGCTTGTTGAATTTGGAATGTGTACTGACCAGCGTACTTCTCAAGACGGGCGCGGAAGGCTTCGTCACTTTGAAGTCGCTCCGCTACGTCAGGCTGCTGCGTGTACTGCTGAATTGCCTGCATTGCAATCCCAGCACCAGATGGACGTGCGGGCATCTCAATACCCGAGAATATCTTAGCTAGGTCATCAGTTACATCCTTGATTACCTGCTGCTGCGCTGTCTCAACTGGCTGGAGGACTGCGTCCGCCATCACTGGGTCAATGCTTGCGGCAGCTACATCAAGTAGGCTATCCACATTCAATCGACCATTTGCATTCAGTTGGTTCAGTGCAACGAACTGCTGTAACTTAGCCTGGACTGTGTCAGGATCCGTATTCTGTACATCGAAGTTAATCAGGATGTCGAAGTTCTCATCAGGATTACCCTTATCAAGAACCTGCGGATCAGGAATACCCGTTACGCGGAAGAAGATTTCATCAGGTCCGAATCGCTGGAAGCACTTAAACGCCATACGAATCACCTCAGCGGTATGGCTAAGGAACTTGTCCACAAGGAACTGCTTGCGTACTTGGCTGATGCTGGAAGTCTCATCCAGCCCAACCAGACGATCCGCGAGCTGCATAAGCGTATTCTCCATCTCGAGGGAGCCACTGTTATAGGACGGCGTTGGCGCGAAGTCCAAATCACCCTTACGGCGATAAGGAATCATACGACCTGGACCCCAGTCAGTTGGAGCCTGCCCTACTGGATGCAGGATTGGGGGCAGTGTAGCTAGGCTGTTACGATCCACCCGTGAGTCCCGCTCAACCTTTACTTGATTCTGGATACCCCGAAGAACCGAAGGGATAGTCATCGTATCATATAGACGCTTACTGTCCTCGGACAGCTTGGTGACAACTACGGGATAATCCTCGTATCCGTTAAGAAGTTCAAACTTGGCGTAGCCCTGCGTCATCTCATCACCACTGAACTCACGGTGGAATACTGTGCAATAAATGCCTTCAGCACCATCCTCCTGGTCAATTAGACGCTGGTATCCGTAACAAATCTCAATCAGTTCATCAGCCTCGTAAGCATTATCAGTAAGGCTGATACTGCGACGACCTTCCTGCTCGCGGTCAATGCTATTAACATTAACGCCTCGGTACTTCTCAATAACGTGTTCAACGAATCCTTCATCCCAGCCATCGGTTACTACCTTATTCTCCAGTTCCTGTGGGGTATAATACGTACGCCAGAAACAGTAAGGCGCGCGTTGTGGGTCCGTTACATAAGGTGGGAAGAAGAAGTCACCATCAGGAGCCAGTGTCTTTACGTCAGGTGCGTTCACTTGGCGGCGAACAACCGGCAATTCGGCGACACCGTTCTTACGAAGTTCCTTGATTGCTTTCTTGGCTCGCTTATTGGATGTTCCTTCAAATACAGTTTGCAGCAAGGCAATCAAATCATCGTCCATCTCGCCACTGTTAATAGCATCAGCTACTTCTGGCGACATCTGCGCAATCTGATTTAGATCCAGCTTTTGAAGGAACCGTCGATCCTCCTGCTGCCACCCTACATAAGTAATCAGTACACCGCGCTCAAGCAGGTAGTTAGCACCGAGTTCCATCTCGCGGTAAAAGCGTGGGATGTACCCACTTGATACCATCCACTTGAGGAAACCCGATACGAGTTTACTACGGGCAATATCACCACTCTCGACTGGGAATGCTCGGACATTCGCGCGATTCAGCGCGGACATAAACAGTGATACTAGACGGGTAATGCGTTCATCAATAACGTGGCACTCCATATCGGAAGCTCCCTCCCAAGGGAATGCGTCAGCCCCGTGCTTGCGGTGATCGCGGCTCTTGCCGGGCCACCAGTTACGCCGATCGTCATAGCTCGTGCGGCATAGGTCAAAATAGGATTCAAGCTCCGTTACCGTCTGGTCATAAGCATAACGGAGAGTCTTGATGTCGGGTTCGTCCTGGAGATAAGTCAAGGACTCAGAAATTGAATCATTCTGCATCTTCTGTGTTTATTCTTTTTTGTATTCCTTTGAGCAAACGGATAGTATAACTCGATGATACGCCTATTGTATCACACATCTCTTCATTAGTCATCGGTAGCCGAGTTTGATGCAAAACGTACCGCCTCAGAATCTCCCAACTAGCCAATCTATTGGTCTGCTCCCTGCACCATCTACGATTCATTGTTACGTGATTATGATGCAGAACATAGCGTCTAAGATCCTCCCAGTTCTCAAACCTGTCCTCCTGTTCACTGCACCATTCCTGGCTCAGTGTTATTTCGCTACTTGCCGACATACCGATAGCTTACGCCCTTCGTGTCCTCAATTGCCTCAAAGGTTACTTCCGTGCCGACTAATCGACCCTGCCACTTGCGTGGGATCAGCATATTTACACGTCGACCAATCTCCTTGTTGTAAACCACGTTGTACTTAGGGTTCGGGCATTCCTGTAGTACTTTACCGATGTAGTGCTTAGGAATGATCTCATCAATCATAAAGGATTCCTCAAGGATGGCCGTACCCTCCTCGTTCACCCAAGTGTTCTTACCTTTACCCGTCAAGGAACCCTCCGGCAGCTTCTCAGTAGCGATACGCATCGCTTCCTCGAACTCAACCTCCTGCTCCTCTGCAATCTTTGTCAGTTTTTTCTTAGCCATCAATAGCCTCCTTTGCCTGTATTAGTTGTTATCATTTCGTTTGAAGTGAAGTAGTCCGGACCCATTCCAGCGTTGGACATACGTAAATACCTAATAGCGTCAAAGAAGTCCTTTAGTGCCTCGTCGGACTTCCCCGCTGAATTGTAGTTAATGATGCTATCAATTAAATTACCGCACTCCTCGTGAACGTAGCAAATGGGGCGGTTGGCTTCATCAATCTCGTAGTTCGGATTATAATTGAACCACTCATCCAGTGCCGTGCAGCCAATCTGCTCCGTCTGACCATCGGATGGTAAGAAGTTCATCCCGTAGTCATAGAACCGAGTAAACAGGTCCACGTTGTTCTCATTCTCCTTAGCGAAGAAGCGGGAGTCCCCAATGCGCTCCATTACTTCTATTCCGAGGTCATCTTCAATCTCCTTGAAGAGTTCAGCGTACCTCTCAACATCGTATCCGAGTTTCTTAGCCGCTGGACCGTATCTCCACTTAGGATCACCAAATAACGCCCACTCACCATAGGTGTCCCTGTCAGGCCATTCCCTGCGGATGAATACTTCGCCCTGCTCGGATACCCCAGCCCAGATGCTTACGTAGTTCCTGGCGAAGGCGGGGTCAACTACCTGATACCAGGTTAAATCCTTGCAATTCGGGAAGGTGATTCCGTATTTGTTAGGTTCACTTGAGAGTACGTTAATCTCCGGGCTGAAGTTCGGGATCAGTGAAGTCATTGACTTCGTTGGTAATCCGTACGCACGGACCATTATCTGGTCATCCGAACTATTCCTTAGATCCTTGGCTATACGATCATAACCACCGAATGGATTCTCATCGGAGTGCAGATAAACAACAGCAGCGTCACGCTCAGGGCTGTACTGCTTAACTGGTACGTCCCTGCCAAGAAGCTCAGCCTTACGTGTCTCCAGTGTCTCCGCTCCCTTCAGGTACTCCGAAACGAACGGCGTATAGCCATCAATCGGTGTGAATCCAAGAACCATCTTTGAGTTCCGTGTAGCTAGTCGGAACCGCAGTGTATTTACCAGCGCAGCATCACCTAGGTACTCATCCAGCCAGGCTCCTATATTTAGATTACTGGCTCCTCTGAATCCGAATTCAAAACCTTCAAGGATGGTCTGGTTATTACTGAACTGCGTATAGGTCTTGAAGTCCACACGGGTTCTGGTATCGGGGAAGATAAAAGAACTCCCCGTGAAGCCATTCTGCATACTGAAGTTAATATAACCCTCAATGCTCTTGGTCTTCCTCTTGAACTCCTTGGGCATCATCTCCCAGATTGCAGCCTGCTGAACCTTGACCGAGGTATCAGCGTTCTGGCTGAAGCATACTACGTGACCATCCTGGTTCTGCGTAACAGCCTCCATCACCATCTTGGCGCAGCCCGTTGTTTTGCCACTGCGATTCCCACCGAAGGTGATTACCTCGTCGTATTCACTAATAGCTTCACGCATACGGCTCCAGCCCGGCAAATCAAAGCCGTACCGCAGGGGATCCTCCTCAGCAGCCTGTATACGACCCTCGTGCGCCCTATGAAGCTCCTCCAGTAACTTAGGATCAGCTTCACCCAGAAGCACTATCTCCTCATCCGATGGCGGCTTGAGGATCGGGTGGCGTGTGAACTCAATCGGCATTATACCTCTTTACCATTTACGCGGACCTTGACCTTGCGGTCAGTTGGTTTCTTGGACCAGTCAATCTCATCGTGGTTCTTAGCCTGCTTCTCGCGGTTATGTCCTTTGCGTGGTGCGCATCCCTTGCCCATAGTTATTCTCCGTGAATCCTGAGTTAATGTGTTCCAGTAAGGCTTCCAGTACGAAATTGTGCCTCCAGATAATGTCGTTATAAATACCGAGTACCTCCTGCTGGTTCTGTACCGCCTTCTTCAGTTCGCGGACCTCAGCAATCAGCACCCCAGTAGCTGTGCTTATACTAATGATAAGTACTATTAGCAGTAACTTGATTACTCCTCCCATAAGCTATCGTCCTCGGCAATGTCCTCATTCTCAAAACCCCAGATCCAGTCATCCTCCAGTGGGTCACTCTCGCACTCCTGGAGCATCTCATTAGCCAGCATCTTGCCCACGGGGAGGTTCGTGTAATCATAGTAAATGTCCCCATCGTCATTCATTACTACGAACATAAAGTTCGGGAAGTGCTCACCTAACCTAGCCCGGATGTCAGCGTACAGTCCCTCGTGTTCTTCGTCACATATAAACATTAGTCCTCCTTCTTAGTATCAGTTATATCA